CTATACCAATATCTTCTTGTGGTAATTTTTTAAAATTCTTCTTCATTTTGTTCTTGCTTTTGATAATCAGAGACAACCATTTTCATATATGGATTGCCTGATTGTGATTGTGCAGGGAACATTTTTGCTCTGATTTTTACAGCATTATTGCCTTTATAATCTTTTATAAGATTTTTTTCATCCATAGCATAATCGTAGAGCTTTAAAACCTCATCAACTGTTATTTCAGATACAGACCAATATTTGTGTTGTTCATTTTCTGATTGGCAGTTAAACCACATAGAAAATTTTGACTTTGGTGTTTCAGACATTTACTTTTGCTCCGTAGATTTTGTCATTTGTTCACGAAGGAACTCCTCGTGGATTGTTAATTCAATGTGATTAGCTAATAGCTTGTCAACTGATGGATAGAATTTGTTTTTAAAATTATCCATTATTTGTTTTTTATCAGGTCTTGAATTTAATTCAGCACGCAATTGTGCAAATGCTTCTTCAGATATTTTTTCTTGACCCTTTGGTGGTTTTGTTGTTGATACCTGAAACTTTGGTTTGCTAGTTTTATTACTTCTAGCTTTACCAGTATTATCTGCATCAGCACATTTCTGACTAAATGCATCAGCTTCATCATCAGCTTGACCTAATCCATAAGCAGCAAGCAACATATATCTTCTGGCATATGTAATGGCACTACCCATTTTATGGTAGATATTTTGACCTCTTTGATTCTCTGTAACTACTGGTAGTCTGGAATCAATGTATTCTCCAGATTCGTGCATAATTCTACAAGTAATCCAGATAATATGATCGTCTGAATGTGATGTAGCACTTTCAATAATAAATGTATGTGATAGCCCAAATTTTGTAGCTGGACTTACAGCATATTCTGCTTCACTTAGTGAAACATACGAGCCAAAGTTACCTGACGCATCACGGACTGCGTTGCTGTATTCCATCTGAAATTTGCATAACGCTGCAGCCAGTTTAGGAGTTGCGATTGGTTTTTGTTCGACTGAATCATTAGTAATACTTTCCATGTGGGGTAAGTTGTTTGGATAATTGTATTATATCAATTAGCCAAAGATTGTACACCTTTTATTTGTTACTTATTATAACTGCCATATATGAATGAAAGCTCCCTGAAATCCACCTTTTGTCGCAAATGATTTTTTTGCTCTAAGATTAACAACTAAAGAATCATCTCGTAATAAAATACCACCACTAGGTACTGATAATCCATCTAAAGTACTTCTGCACAGTTTATCAATATCTCCTGTTGATCTTGTAATTGGATAAGTTGGTGCTGATGGTTTTAGATTCCCTCCGTTTCTACCAGTTCCATAATGTCCTTGTGGTCTGTGAAATAAAAAGTCAATAAATATTTCTACAGGCTGTTCAATAATCTCACCATTATTTATTTTTTGCTCAATACAAGCAGATACAATTTGATTTCGCCATGGCATTACAAACTGACTAGCTTCTCTCATACCACCAAAACGAGTAGATACTTTGCTTCCTTGAGGAGCAGGCTTTCCTTTGACAACAATCATTTTTGGTTCATTCATCTTGTTGTATTGTTTCTTTTTTCTTTTGTAAATAAAAACTCTTGTAAAGCTCTATTAAAAATTGCCTTTGGATTTTTCCAATTAAGGTCTGTTGGCTCTGCTGTAGGCAATCTTATAACCTCTTTATTTAAATTTTTCTCTTGAGCTAAATATTCTAGTCTTGTTCTGAGCAATTTCCAAACAAATTTTTGTTTGGAATTAAACGGAACATCAATAGGTTGTTGCTTTAGTCTTTTAATAAATAAACGACA